CCATCAGCTGCCATCATAGTAGGTTGTTCCATACCTTGAGATTGTTCTTGTTGTTGCATTAATGCTTTTACAAATTGTTCAAAAGATAAATCTCCACCTTTGTTTTTATATTTTACAAATTCTGCCATAAGCATTTGTTCTGCTTGTGCGTTTCCTGCACCACCACCCATGTTTAAAAATGTTTGTGCTGGTCTCATTCTTGAAGCTGCCTGCATTCTTACAATTTCATCTTCATCATCTGTGTCTCCACCCATTGCAAAGTTTGCTCGACCACCATCAGCTGCATAAAAATTTTGATCAACATATTTTTTCTTAGGCATAAAGTTTAGACCTGCACCGGCTTCACCCATACCTGAGTAAAAATTTCTTGCTCTGTTTCTGACATTTGCAACGTCCATAACTTCACTAACTTCTTCTGGCTCTTCTTCTTTACCAAAAGCACCGGCTAAAAAAGGTGCAGCTAAAGCTGTAGCACCTAAACCTGTAAATATTTTTTGACCTGTAGATAAGTTTCCAAAAGCACTTCCTAGTTTACCAAACAAACCTTGTTGTACAGGACCTTGTACTCCAGTGGCTAAACTTCTTCCAAATAAAGCCGGTAATGATGCTGCAATACCTTGTTTACCCAATAAACCTGTTGCTGCTCCCCCAAAACCTGCTCTTCCAAATAAACCACCGATGCTAGTTCCGGGTATACCAAAACCTATAGCTCCCGCTATAGCTGCTTTACCTAGTGGACTTTTAGCAACTTTCTTAACGCCACGTACCGCTTTTTTAACGATACTGCCTAGTCCGTACATTTGTCTTGGTTGCTGCATTCTTGAAATAGCCATAATTTAATCCTAGTTTATCTGTTCTACTTGGTTTCTGCGAACAAATCAAGAGTAGGCATGATGACTTTTACGTCCTGTGCCATGTCTTCGTTCTTAAAACCCTTGGCTTCCCAGTCTTTTCTTTCCTTAAAAACTTCGCCTGTTTGCTTGTGTCTATATGTTGTAATTACTTCTTCTGGTTTTATTACTGGTATGTTTTTATCCATTAGTCTATTTTCTCCTTTTTAATGTTTAGATAGCTGATAGCTACGTCAAATGAATCTGACGTGCTAGATTGTACTGTAAAAGGTGTGCCACCTTCTACTATTAATGGTTGGGTTAATAGTTCTGTTGTCGTGTTTGCTGTTAGTTGTGCAGATTTAATGGCTGTAATACTATTGTTTGTAACAGTCACTGTTGGTGTACCAGCTGATGTAACAAGTATTGATTTTATAACTATGGTTTCATTGATTAAAGGATTACCCGTTCCTAATGGTGTAAGTGCACTACCTGTTGTGCTATTATCTATACCTTTAAATTTGTATTGGTTTACTACTGCCATTATTCTAAAAAGAAAGCTCTCGCTTCTATCTCCTGTTTAAGCTCTTCTTGAAAAGAAGTATTTAATTTATTAATAACACCGTCAAGATCTCTTACTAACGATTGGAAAGTTCTTTCCTCGTATTCTTTACTTGCTCTAGTTAATGATTGTACAATTTTTGCCATTATAAAATACTTGCTAGTCCTCCGTAAAAATAACCTACTCTACCACCTTTAGCGTGTTGTGAATATCCTTGTGCACTTCTACTTCCTCTATCTTCCGCTGAAGGACCTAGACCTGCAACTCCTGCTCCACCGCCAACTGCTCTATCACTTGCAGTCATGCCACTAGTATCTCTGTCAACATAACTACCTGTGTCTAAATCTTTTTGAACACCCGCGACTCTATCTTTTTCTTCTTGTGCTGCTTTTTCTATCTCTATTAATTCTTTTTGTTTTTGTTTGTAAAACCCTATTTTTTTTTGTTTTAAATTAGAAAATTTTTCAAGTTCTTCTTCAGTATAATCTGTTTCATAATCTTTTACATAGTCTGCATAATTACCAAATGCAGATCTAGTGTTTATTCCAAATGGATCTTTTGATAACCCTGAATTGTTTTCACCAAATACTGTTGGACCAGTGTAGCCCATATTCATATTTATAAATTGTTGATCAGTTGCTGGTAATGAACTAAATTGGTCCATGGCGTTAAGTGCAAAACTAAGAGGACCAAAACCTTTTATATTACCCATAAAATTACTAGCTTTATTTTTAAAATTTCCTAAACCACTTTGTATTCTACCAGCCATAGTTTGCTCTAAAGGAACGTCAGTATTAGTTCCAATATATTCTCCTAAATCTGCACCAGTTAGTTCTTGTTGTCTATAACTTGGCATACCCATAAAAGTTTGACCAACTTTAGTTTGATATAAACCATCAACTAATGGAGTATCTTGATTACGAAAATATCTATCTTTTGTAGTTGTATTATAATCTTGTATTAAATCACTATAAGGACCAGCATAATAACCGCCCCCACTTTTTGTAAAAGCATTGGTTGCTGGTATACCAGATGTTTCTGTTACTTCTTCTTCTATTGATGTTGTCGGTGCTGTAAACCCTGTTCTATATTTTTCTTGAGGAACATATTGAAAATCTTCATATATTTTTTGATCACCTGGATTGTAAAACGCTACCATTATCCTCTCCTTCCATCAGGCATTATATCTAACCTAAATGTACCTAGCTTCCAGTTTTGTGCGGCAGCTGTATTAGAAACTTGGAAAGCAATTGCCCTAGCTCTTATCCTAACGTCTTGTTTTGTTTGAGTTGTTGTCATATCAAAAGGTCTTACTACCGGAGTGTTAGTCGGGTAATCTGTGGTAACTAGTGATACTCTTGTATTTCCTACTTGTTCTAAAAAATCTGGTATAATTCTACTAATTTTTGCAATAAACTCACCATCACCCCTAATGTCTGGCATACCAATTGATTGACCTGTCGAAGATCTTTTTTGTGTAATATCAAATTCACCAGAAGTAATTGTTCCTTTCAATGGTGTAACCACACCTCCAGCATCAATTTGGTCTGTTCCTGTTTCGTGTTCATAATATATTGTACATCCGTCAGTGTTACCAATTACATCATAAGAAGCATTACTATCAGGATCATAATAGTTTGCATGAGGTTTATTAAATACAGCTGAATCTGCCCATGATGCTCTAGGTAAACCTATTTTTACATTTGCACCAGATGAATTAGTTTCTGTTGTTATTGAATTTACAGTCCATACAGGTCTTTTATTAGTTGATTCTAAATAATTAAATGTAACCGCACGATCTATTTGATTAGAACCATTGCTACAATAAAACCAATTAACCTCTGTAAACAAATTATTTAAACCACAATTAATTAAATCTCTAGCCGTGCTATTTAAATTATCATAAACATGGTCTTCAACAAGACATGGCATAGATTTTAATTGACCATCGTAAGTAAAGAAACCATTCTCTGACATCCAATAAGCAACACCATCAACTTCAACACATGCATTTTTACCAATCAATCCGCAGTTAGTTCCAGCTTGTTCAAAAGAGAAAGTAAAAGGCGCACCTACAAATCTCATTAAAAATAATGAAGTGTCAGTCCATACGTAAATAGCATCTCTACCTTTTATAGCTCCCATAATTTTAGAACCTGCAGCAAGTCTTTGTGTACCTGCTGTGTTTTCTGCAGTAACTGTATAAGCTGTAGACCCATCAATATTTTCTTGGTCAGAGAAACGAATAAACATATCGTCTTGTGTCGCTTTATTTCCTACTGTTGCTTCTGTTCCAAAAAATACTAAGTGTCTATCTGGTGTAGATACTAATACATGTCTAGATGCAGTAGGAGCATTTGCAATAAGTGTTGCTCTAATTGAAGTAGCATTTGTTGGTTGTGCATCCCACTCAAAACATTCTCCATTATAAATAAGTGCAATTAATTTTGTACCAAAATTATCTAATACCCATAAACCAGGATTAAGTGTTACATCGTCTGTAGAAGATTCACCCCATGCAACGAAAGCTGAAATATTACTTACAGTTGCTCCTCCACTATGTGTAGCTTTTGTAGTACCATTAACACCTCGGGCCCCTCCACTTAAGGTCCCTGTTGCCTCGTCATTGTTTGTATAACTAATATCTTCTGTACCAATTCTAATTTCTCCAGAATCTGGAAACGCTGTTGAGTTTGCAAGAACAATATTAGTTGTAACTGTATCTGTTAAAGCAGTTGCTAAAGTTGTAGTTGCAATACCTGAGGCAGTTCCACCAAAGTTTGCTGTACCCCAACCGAATCCACCTAATTGTTGAGATGGACCAACATGATAAAAAGGTTTGCCTGTAGCGTCTCCTGAATTATTTAATTGAGTTCCTGTTTCGTTGCTTGGCATTGTAATTGTAATTGATGTAGATGTTGGCACTGAAGTTGCCATAAATTTTTTATCTTCAAAAGAAGCGTCATTAAAAGTAGACCCTATTGCAGTAACTCCACTTACACCGTCAAATAATATAATATCATCTTCTTGCATACCATGGGACGTTAAAAATGTAACTGTGACTGTTGGAGTGCCGCTTGCACTTGAAAAAGTAACGTTTGCTATACTTACTCTTATAGGAGTAATATCATAAAATTGACCTCCAGAATACGCATACAACATTCTATTTGTACCTATTGCTGCATACTTAATACCTGCATTGTTATCCCAATGATGTAAAGCTCTTCCTGCTCCTGTCAATTTATCTTGACCTAATTGATCCCAACCGCCCAGTTTTTCTGGTGAACCATATCTAAACCTAACATTGTTACCATCAAACCACTGTCCTTCAGCGCCTAATTCAGTAACTTGTTTATTATATCCGGGGACAAATCCTAGTTTTTGTAACATATAAAATCCTGTTTATTAGCTATTATATCAGATTATGCTGAATTTCAAGATTAAATAAAAGTAGCTACTAACGCAATTCTTGCTCCAAATTTAGGATACTCTTGATAGTGTTGTAAGTTTTCAAAGCATACACCTTTACCCACTTTATGAAATACTTCTTTTATTACTTTTTTGTTTTTATCTACAATAAAAGTATTGCCACTTGATTCATTTAAATAAATAATAATCTGTTTGTGATAATAGTCATGATCTACATGGACACCACAGGTTTTATTTTTATTGGGTATCGTAATATTGTAAGCAATCCTTGTATAAAAATTTGGTTTCTCTCCTATCTTTTTACAAAAATTATTTAAAATATCCAATGT